CCATAAAAGCGGGTAGAAAAGGCGGATCTTGATGTCGTGGTTAAGCATCATCAGCGCAGCTTCCTTGAAGGCGAAATACGGCTCTTTCAGCATGTCTTTCGCCACGTCCACATCGCTTTCTATTTTCGCGCTTGCCATGTCCCTTTCCAGCCATACTTCAGTCAGGCGTTCGAGGGTATATGGCTTCAGCCAGTAAAGACGCACGGGGCGCTTGCGGCCCGCGATACGAACCTCCGAAGGGCGGTTGTTCACAATGGAATCGTATTCGATTCGCTCGTCAATGGATGGTTGCTTCATGCTTGTCTTTTGATTGAAAAAGGGGCAGGGCTACTTGAACCCCGCCCCTCGGTTGTGGTTTGCCTCGCCGGTCCGTTAGGCCGAGGTGGAGTGCGTCGGCAGGGAGGCGTAGTCGCCAGAGGCGTTCTCGTTCGGCAGCATGACTGCGTTGAACTGAACGTAGGTCGGCGTGGTGTTGTCGTCGTGCTGCGGTTCGCTGAACACGAACTTCACACGGGCGAACATCAGCGCGGAATTGCCGCTCTGGGAACGCGCGAGGACGGTGTACTCCTTCTCGATCGGGCCGTACTTGAAGGCGGCGGCAGCGGAGTAGACGTCGGTGCCGTCCTTTGCCTTCACGTTGCCAGTCACCTTCTCGAAGCCGAGCTCGAGCAGGGCGATGGCGATGGACGGGATGTTGCCCGTCATCGTGTAGTTCTCGCCCATAGTGACGGCGCTCTCGATGACCTTGTGCTTCTGGTCGATGCGGGTCGAGGAGAAAGAGGGGGCGTCCTTCTGGATCTGGAAAGAGTTCTCCAGGGTGAAGATCTCGTCCGCAGAGCTGAAGTCCACGCCGCCGCTCGCTGCCAGGTTCACACCGCCAGGGGTGTACGGGAGGAGCTTCAACACGGCATTGCCGGTGTTGAGGTCGTTGAGGATGGAATTGGAAATAGCCATATCTATGCAGTTTTAATTTCTGGTTTGACAAAGGCGTTGATGTAGAAAATCCTGATGTGATAGCCGTTCTTGTCGGGGATGTCTCCGTTCGGCGAGAACGTGAAAGGCTGAAGCACAATGTTGTCGATCTCGAGCGCGATACCTTTCAGCTTCTTCTGCATGACTGACAGCTTCTTCCCGTTCTTGATGTTCTTGATGTCCCTCGCGTAAAGGGCCACGAAGAACACGCACTCGCCGATGGCTCCACGATCGCGGATCTCTCCGTTCACATGGCAGACCACGAAATCCTGAAGGTTCGTCTCCAGGGAACGCGGTCGGTTCGGGAGCACGGTTGCAGAAACACCAGCGGTGCGGATGGCATCGCCAAGCGTATTCTCAATCGCTGTCGGGTCGAAATTGTTCATCGTGCAATCGGTCTGAAATTGTGAATCGCGTAGTAACCGAGCATCTGCTTCGCGTAGTCAAAGTACCCTTCCTCTTTCGATTCTTTGTACGTGACTCCGATGCTACCCTTCATGTCGGAGACCATGACGACAAGCCAACAGCCTTTGCTTCCCATTTGGGCGTAGCGGACGGCTATTTCCTCGGCTTGTCCTTCATCGCTGAACCCGCCTTCGTAGGCTTTCGAGAACTCCAGATGTCCGTCGTGGGCGACCGCTACGGCCATCACGTTCGAGGACTGGATATGAACTTCCAGCTCCTCTCCGGCGTGGCCCCCGGCGTCTGCGGCATCGTAGATCTCGTGGGCGTTGGCGACATAGGCAAGGGCCTCCTTCGCTATGGCTATCATCCCATTCCGCGCGGTGTTCTGCTCGTTGAGCATGAGCCGCTTGAAGGCATAGTCGATAACCTGCTTGTTCTTGGCCTTATTACTCGCCTTGCTCATCGTCACCACCCTCCTCGGGATCGTTCGGGTCCGGTTCCGGGTCCGGCGTTGGAGGTGTGGGCGGCGGCGGCTCCACCGGATAGATGGCGCCTTCGTTGCCCGCAGCATCCAGCCAGATATTCGTACCCCAGTTGTAGGTTGTCTGCTTCTTCACCACGGCCCGGAAGGTATGGTCGTAATCGGTCATAGTAACGACCGTCCCCTCCGGGATGTGGGTCAGAATCATAGGGGTAGAAATCTTGTAGTCCGCCTTGAACACATCTCCGCTGTCCTTGATACCACCCGTCGCCGTCCGATACCCCCACGGCAGTTCGGTCACTTCTTCGGTCACGAACGCCCCGTCTACGCCGCGCATGGGATTCCATTTGGAATCGTACGCGACCTTCAGGAGCGTCATGGCCGACGCAACCGGATCGCCGTTGTCATCCGTCACGGGAAGGCCGTCGGAATCCAACGACTCCACGTAAACGGAAAGGGTATGGGGCCAGCGGGGGTTGAACATCAGTAGAGCGGTTTAAGGCGAATCTTCGGATTCGGATCGGTGAATGGCTCGTCCCACTTCGCATAGAGATCGCGGGCCATCTGCATAAGCGCGTCACGGCTCACGACGTTCTTGATGGCGATGTAGTGCGTCCATCCGCCGTCGGACTCTCCCTGGGTCCCCGACTTGGTGGAAGAAACGGCAGCGCCGTAGTAGCAATCGGCAAGGCAGAGGTCGCGGGTGCGCTCGTCCACCTGGGCCACCGTGGTCGCGTCATCCGTCACGCCCCTATGCAGGAGCGTTGCGTAGATGAACTCGTCCGAGAAGTCAATGATGGGGTCGAGCTTGGCCCGAAGCCAGCTAACCATTGTCATGTTTTCCGCGATGCTTGCCATTTCTTCCGTCGGTTATCACTTCATTATTTTCAAAGAACTCTTATCCCTACACGTTGTTCGGGTAGAGATACCACATGTACTGCGGGACGTTCGGGATGACGAGCGAGGTCATCTCCGTGTTGAAGCTCTGGCACTTATACACGAAGTCCGCACCGATGGTGAGCAGGAGCTTACCACCGTAGAACGACGCATAGTTGCCACCGGCGATGGCGATGGGCTCAACGGTCTTGACAGTACCGATCTGGCCGTCCGGGACGAACACGACCACGTTCTGCTCGAACGCGCGGGTGTTGGTCGCGGCGATGACCTTGTTGTCCTTGTCGATCTTGTCGATGGCAACAATGGAGTCGATGGCCTTGATGGGGGCGCCGACGAGCTGCTCCAGGCGCTCCTTCTTGGCCTCATAGGACATGATGGCCGCGTAGGAGGACTGCTGGGTGGCGGCAGCGGCGGGCAGGACGGTGATGCCGATCTTGGCGATGACGGCGGAGTGGTTCAGGACTGCCTTGAGGTAGTCGATCTCCATCTCGAAATGGCCCCGGATGCCCTTCATGCGGGCAGCCTCGACCATCGCGGTCATGTCCTTCACGGGATCCGCAGATCCGCCCTCGGACGTCTTGCCTGCGTTGGTCCACCAACGGTTCGCGTCGGAAAGGGTGGTCTTGTTGGCGGCAGGCACGTGGAAGTCCAGGGTCACGCCGTTGATACCCTTCGGGTTGTTGGCGGCGGAGATGGTGAACTTACCCGTGGAGACGACCTGATGGCGCTGGAAGGTCAGCGCGTTCGTGTGACCGCCGATGAGCTTGTCCACGGTGATGAACAACTGCTCGTAAGCGGCCTCGCGGATCTGGCCGATGGTGACGCTACGACGGTCCTCCAGGCGGCGCATCTCGCGGATCTTCGCTTCGTTGAAGTATTCCACCTTCTTCATACGAGGGATGGAGCCGGTGTACTGCTTCAGGCCAGCGGGGGCGTCCGGGATAGCCGGGGAGTCAATGTCGTAATACTGGGCTGCCGCGTTGAGAGCGAGCTCGGAGACGGTCTGCACGTAGGCCGTGTCGTTCTGCATGAACGGCTCGAAAGCGAAACCGTCAAGCTGAAGGCCGTTGTACTTCCTCGCCATCGTGTCGTCGAGGAAGTTCTGGACGCTCTGGCCGGGCGCAAGGGCGCGGGACAGAAGGTCGTAGTATTCGAGGGTGAAGGTATCCATATTCTTCTTCGTGTTAAAGGGTTAAACGGAAACCTGGAGAACACCCGGGACAGCAGCGGCCATCTGTGCGGCCACTTCCGCAGCCGGAGTCAGGTCGATGAGCAGACCCTCGCCGTGGAACTTGACCGCAGCGCCGGAGGCGTTGATGTCCTCGGTCAGATCGCCCAGGCAGATGTCGTTGTAGAGATAGGCGTTCGGCTGGGCGGCCATGCTCTTGCCGGAACCGGCTTCGGTGGCAGCGGAGAACACCAGGACATCACCGGCCTCCACGGAGTCGATGGTCGCGGAGTGCAGAATGGTGATGGTGTACTTGCCAGCGTCGGAGCCAGTACCGGCGACCACGGAAGCGACCTTTGCGGCCTTCGCGGTGGCGGAGAAAGTGGCACCGAGCTTCTGGATGACGTCGTTCACCTTCGGGGCGATAGCCGCGCCGATAGGCTTCACGACCACGGTGTCTACCGTCTCGGAACCGGCGGCGGCGCTGAAGGAGACCACCTTGAAACCGGCGAACGGAGTGATGACGCCGTTGGCGAGATTGATGGGGCAACCGGCGCCGTAGAGAGCGCCCGCGATGCGGAACGCCTCGGCCAGCACACCACCAACGGGGACGGGCTTGACCGTACCCAACCAGATGGGCTGATGCAGGGCGCCGACTTCGACGGCCCTACGCCCAAATGCGTTGAAAGATTTTGCCATGTGCGTTTTTGTTTTTGATGATGGTTACTCTTTGGC